GGATGGCCCCGACACGAGAGTTAGGTACCGGGCCAAGCAGGAGACGTTCGCGGTCAAGATCACCGAAGAGAACATCGTCTCGGTGGGGAAGTGGGTCCACGCGGTCGCGGGTGGAAATGTTGAAGTTGCACGCCATGTGGACACCGACAAACTCCGTATGCACGTGAACGGGAGAACTTACGAGACCGGCCAGTACCTGTGGCTTGATGACAGCATGTCCATTCGCACCAACGGGTCGAACAACTTCGACGAGTTTTGGGAGGAGTGGTCGTGAGTGAACCTCGCTGGACCAGAGGCGGCGAAGGGAGGGAGCAACGGCTGATCTACTGCAACGGGTTGTTGGTCGGGATCATGGATACCCCTTCGTTCGCGAAGATGGTGGTCGACGCCATGAACGATCGCGACCGGGGCAGCATCTTCACCCCGCAGTACATGAAGAAGGTGTACGACGATGACGCGTAATGGTCTCCACATACCGGAGGAGGAACCCAACTTGCCGCTCTTCCCCTGCGAGTCGTATCGAGGCAGCCTCAGTTTTCAGTGCGAGGGCAGAGGTAAGTACCGGCCGGACCCTTTCGCGTTGGAGATCCACGACGAGGTCAAGATGATGGTGTTGTGCAACCGGTGTTGGCAGGAACGGCACGACGACATTTAGGGAGATCAGAATGGCGATTGACAACAAGTACGGACGAGTCACCCTGGAGAACGGAACGGTGGGTGAAGACGAGCCGGTCTTTGTGTTCCGCGCACAGGACGCGATGCTCCTGAAGGTGCTGGCTTATTACCACTTCATCTGCATGAAGGAAGGTTCACCGCGTCGCCACCTCGACAAGATCTTGGACGGCCGGGACCAGATTGCGGAGTGGCAGAAGGACTCGGAGAACTTCACGAAGATCCCTGAGTCCAAGGAGTAAGTTGAGGTCACCTTCCGCGACGGAAGGTCCAATGCCCGCGATGGGCAGAAAGAGAGGGGCACACCATGCCCAAGACGAACATCTATCCTCCCCCCAGGGGCGAAGAGGGTAATCAGCTCCAGGACACCCGCATCGAGATTGGGTGGTTCAAGGGACGTACCGGCGTAACTATCGCTACCACGACCCTCACAGAGGGCTCAGACCCCACGGAAGACCACAAGTGGTTCGGCCAGTACGTCGAACTCACGCGGTACGAGCTGAACAACATGATCCGGGCACTTCGTACTGCTCGCGATCAAAGTGAGGGCAAGGACGAGTAGTTCTTTCTCGTGGTCACGGGGTCGATAAGCTTTCGCGATGAGATTCTCATTCCGCGCGAAGCAGTTCGACGCCGTGACCCAGAACGAACTCGTCACCGAGCGCGTCAAGATCACCCAGAAGCTCAAGAACCAGAACATCAGTGACTCCGAGCGCAAGCAGCTTCGGGCGCGCAACAAGGAGATCAACGGCAAACTCAGCGGACAGTAGGGCGGACTACTACATGAAGCACGATGCGGCGGCGTTCAGCAGCATGAACGGCAACTTGATCGGCCAACGGATCAGAGTCACCGTTCCTGGCGGCGACGAGGTGTGTGGAGTGGTCGAGTCAGTCGAGCACTTCTACGCGCCACAGGAGATCTTCGACCCAGAAACCATGTTGATGATCAAGTCCAGGATTCAGATCAGGGTGTTCGGCGATCCGATCACCATCGACAACACCGACTACGAAGAGATCGACATCGCCACGGTGGTGTAGCGCGTAAGATCCAACAGCGCGGAAGAGAAGCCCTGCCCTCGTCTTTACGGAGACGGAGGTAGGGCTTCTTCCATGTGCCTTATATTCACCTACATCAGCTAGGTGAAAGGCGGACACATGAGTTTTGAAGATCACGATCGATATGACGTGTGCGTTTGGTGTTTCGCGCCAGGATGCATGACGGACACCGCCGTTCATGCAGTGACTTGCCCCATGGTGACCAATTGCTACCCGGTCACCGAACAAGAAGCAGACGAGTGCGCGTGCACCGGATGCAAGGAAGTGTTCCAGCTCGGAGACTTCTACTCCCTGGTCCCGTTCGAGGAAGAGATTGAAGAGCGCTTCTGGATGCTTTGCTTGGGATGTGCGGTAAGTAACCGCAAGCCACACACCCTCGAAGGAACCGATTCATGAGTGCCCCAGCGATCAACCCAGATGATCCGGAAGAGATCCAGAAGATCCTTGCGCGGATGTCCGCCGACGAGATCAAGGAACTCCAAGAACTCCTTCTTCCTCGTATCCCGCCAGGGAACTACATCCCCCACACCCCGCACCCTCCTCAGCAGGCCTTCATGTGTTTGCGCGACAAGGAGGTTCTCTTCGGAGGAGCAGCGGGTGGTGGAAAGAGCGACGCCTTACTGATGGCCGCGTTGATGTACGCCGATGTTCCGGGTTACTCGGCGTTGATCCTTCGTCGTACCTATGCCGACCTTGTTCTTCCTGGCGCGATCATGGACCGTGCGAACACCTGGCTACGAGGAACTGACGCCAAGGCCAAGGATGGCGGCGTGACGTGGATCTTCCCCAGTGGAGCGCGACTGACGTTCGGGTACTTGCAGAGGGAGACAGACAAGTATCGGTACGCCAGTGCGGAGTACCAATTTATCGGCTGGGATGAGCTGACTCACTTTCCCAAAGAAGACACTTATCAGTATCTGTTTTCTCGGCTTCGCAAGCCACAGATCCGGTGTCTTGTGTGCAACTACAGATTGAGACCTTCGATCCAGACTGCTGGAAAATGGCTTCATGACACACAAGAACTAAAGAAGCCGTGCGGCAATCCACTGCCGGACCAGGAGAGCTTGGACGAGTACAGGCCTTCCCTTTACGACGGCACCAGGTTGTTCGACATTCCCTTACGCATGCGCGCGGCCACCAACCCAGGTGGACCGGGCGGTGAGTGGGTCAAGAAGCGCTTCATCGACAGCAGGACGAAGGAGAAGAACGTCGTCTTCGTGCCATCCCTGCTCAAGGACAACCCAAGCCTTTCGCGCGAGGAGTACGAGGAGACCCTTGGTCACCTTCACCCTGTCGACCGTGAGCGGCTTTTGAATGGCGACTGGGACGTCACCATGGAGTCCGGCTTCTTCCGTCGCGAGTGGTGGAAGTACGTGGACAAGTTCAGCCCTGGTCTTCCGCGTGTGAGGTACTGGGACATGGCGTCCACGGCGGACGGTGGTGACTGGACAGTCGGGTGCTTGATGGCCCGCGACGGAAACCGGTGGTACATCCTTGACATCGTTCGCTCTCAGGCCTCCCCCTACGAGGTTGAGAAGCTCGTGAGGGCCACAGCGACTTTGGATGGCACAGAGGTACCCGTCGCGATCGAACAGGAACCTGGGTCATCTGGTGTCGCGTTGATGGATCACTACCGGCGCAACATCTTGCCGGGGTACGCGTTCTATCCGATCAGATCCACCGGAGCGAAGATCGCGCGTGCGACTCCCTTGGCAGCAGCAGCCGAGCAGGGGTACGTGCACTTACGTCCAGCGGAGTGGAACACCAAGTTGATGGATGAGTCGTCGGTCTTCCCGGAAGGAAAGAACGACGACATTGTCGACGCCATGTCCGGCGCGCATAACTTCCTGGCCAGTCGAGGACGAAGCAGGATCATTGCCTGACAACATGTAGGCAACCAACTTAAGGCGGAAATCATGGTGAGAAGCACGCACATCCCAGTAGATGTCACGGTGTCCCAGGGCGACATCTTTCGCGGATACAGCAAGGGCAATGTCAGAACGACACGGCGAAACGGCCAACAGGTCGACGTCAAGATCCACGAAAAGGTCTATGAGGATGTGGACGCGGTGTTCGTCGACGGAGCGTCACTAAAGATCTGTCTTCAGACCGATACCGACACTGAGGTTTGGGAGATTGTTGCCATTGGCCCCTGGTCACCCGTCACGATCAGTACGCGGTCCCGACCGGAGCCCGTGAAGGTAACCGAGGAGGACTAAGTGGTCGAGGGAAAAGAAGAGATCACCCTCCCTTCCGGGCGGAAGTTGAAGTTCGTCGGAGAGAACCGACTTCAGGAAGTTCCCGTCGAAACCGCGACCGCGAACAAACTGAAAGTGTTTGCGTCGCTTGGTCTTGTTTCGATCGGTACTCTCCTGACAGTTACGGGAATAGGTTTTTCCTTTGGTCTACCAGCAGCGATGACAGTGTTCGGCGTGTTGACGTTAAGCATCGGTATCGCACTCGGTTACCAAAAGAGCTGAATTGAAAGGCACCTAGATGGCCTTCTGGTCCGACCTGTTCACCAAGGCAGGTAAGCCACACGTTCAGTTCGACGACCCTGTTTCCACTTCGGCCGTTGGCCACGTTGTTGGCAATGTCAGTACCGGCATCACAGGGTTGGGTATCGCCGACGACTTGTCGCGAGCGGTCAACACCCAAGAACGAGTCATCTACGTCTACCGGTGTGTGGACGCCATCGCATCTCGCGCCGCCACTATCCCCATCGTCGTCAAGAAGGACGGCAAGGGTGACGGGATGGAGCATGAAGACCCCGTCGTTCGCCTGCTGACCAAGCGGCCGAACACCTACGAGACGGCGACCCAGTTCAAGTACCGGTTGTCCAGCCAGCTCCTGTTGAGCACAAAGGGTGTCTTCGTTGAGGTCATTCGCTCTGAGGCTGGGAAGGTCGTCGAGCTTCACCTTCTCCCCTCGGACAAAGTGGAGCCAATCCCAGATCGCCGTCGTTACGTCCAGGGGTTCCGCGTCTATGACCCTGAAAAGGGTTACGTGGATCTTCCTCCGGATCGTGTGGTGTGGATTCGTAGCAAGCCGCATCCTACGAATGTTTTCGCGCAACTAACCCCACTCGTCGCAGCACACCTCGCGGCGGATACCGACTACATGGCGCGTCAGTTCAACCGCAACTTCCTACGCAACGATGGTCGTCCAGGAATGATCGTTGCCGTCGCAGGCGCGATGAACAACGAAGACCGTGACGCGTTGAGTGCCATGTTCAGCGGTGGGTACGCCCAAGCCGGAGTCACCAGGGTCATTGAGGGTGACCGGATCTCGGCAGTCGATCTCTCGGGAACGCCGCGTGACATTCAGTGGCAGGACGCATTGGAAGGAACCAAGCAAGACATCTTGCTTGCGTTCGGTGTTCCGGAAAGCCAGCTCGGTAACGCATCCGGAAGAACCTACGACAACGCCGACGCCGAAGAGGAGATGTTCTACAAGTCGACGATGGTCGATCACTGCAACTCGATCGCCAACGCCTTCGACGTCCTCACTACTGGCGGTACCGAAGACGACCTGATCGTTGCCTACGACTGGAGCAAGATCGACGTACTCCAGCGTCAGGAACGAGCGCGTCACCAGAAGGCCTTCGAGGAGTTCAAGGAAGGCGCGATCACGATCGACGAGTACCGCGAGCTGACCGGTAAGGATGTCTTCGACGTCCCCGGCACTCGCGTCCTATGGGTGAAGAACACCGGAGCAGTCGGTATCGGTCACAACTTCCTGGACACCGCCGAGGCAGCGCTTCTTGTCCCGGCAGGACAGAACGCCTTTGCCCTTCCTCCGGTAGAGGAAGAGAACCCGGCGATCACGCAGACCGAGTCCGATCGAGCGGTCAACGACGGAGTGTCCACGGCGGACAGGGACACCGACGATCCCAACGCCGCCGCGAACGCCACCTTGCAGTCCAGTAGGCCCGCCGTGGGCGGTCGATCTGCCGATCGTGCACTGAGGTTGGTCAAGGAACTTCACAGGAATCCCGCGACTGGTGTCTTCGAGGAGACCAAGGGCGAGCTTCCTGGAGGGCAGCACCCAAAAGAGCTAGAGACAGAGACCAAGGCCGCGCGCACGGTTCGATCAACCGTGAGGTCCGTTCTGCTGTCTCTACCTTGGTGCGTGGGTACAGCAGGATGGTCGAGCTTCGGTTCAAGGGCAACGCGATCAGGAAGAACACCAGGTACTGGTCACCAGCGGGTACAGCAGCCCTGAACATCAACAAGATGGTCAACAAGTCGGTGGCGATGGCGAAGTTCGGCCAGGACATTCTTGATCTGGTGGAACCCATCGCGATCGATGCCGCCGAACGGTTGTCCTTGCGGTGGGGGAAGAACACCAACCGCGCGCAGTGGATCAACGACATCAAGCGAATCGTCGTGAACCAGATCGTGGACCAGGCCACGGTGTCCTTCGGTCGATACGTGGATTCTCTTCGCGACCAGATCACCGCCGTGGACATGGATCAGAGCGCGACCAGGGACGACATCAACAAGGCGATCTCGTCCTACACCTCCTCGAAAGAGAAGGCGTGGGTCCCCCAGTTCGCCGAATACGTCGCTTTCACCGTAGTTGAGGGTGCTGAAGCCGTCGCGGCACAGCATTTGGACAACTTGATGAAGGTGTGGAACTCCATGGATGACGATTCGGTGCGTCCCAGTCACTGGGTGATCGATGGTGAGGCCGTTGGAGTCCACGAAAAGTTCAAGGTGGGTGTGTTCCGGCTCGCTTTCCCGCGTGATCCGTCCGCTCCGTCGGTGGAAACCATGGGATGCCGTTGTTTCCTGACCTATAGGCGCCCCAAAACCAACGAAAGTGCCGGGGTACCACCAAAAAGGCGGAGCGCGTGATGGATTTGACCGAACTGAGGCACCGATTGACCACGTTGGCCGCGTCGGTGTCCTTCGATGGCAAAAGTGAGGCCCCGACCAGCTCCTCACCGCGTGATCACACCTTCGAACTGCTCGATCTTGTCCATGCAGCCGTATTCGAGGGTGTCGGGATCAACGAAATGGCGTCCAAGGCCATGTCAGACCCCAACTACGCGTACTTACGACCCCAAGTGAGGGAGTTCATGGGCTTCACGAGCCCTTTCAAGGCCCCTGAGAGCCTCGTAGAGCCCTCAGACCAGGCCAAGTCCGTCCTCCACACCTTCACCGGGGCCATGATCGCCCTGGTGCCCTCAGAGCGAGACATCGAGCGCCTGAAGAAGCACATCACGGAAGACCCAGACCAGCTCCACATGACGTTGTACTTCCTCGGCGAGGCAAACGAGTGGGACGACAACGCGCAGAAGGCGGTTGGGGTCCATATCGCAACGTTGAAGAGCATGTTCGCCGCTCAGAAGACGCGCGTTGCAGGCAGAGCCATTTTCAACCCCACCGGAGAGACCCCGGCGGACGTGTTGATCCTCAATTCGCCCACCTTGATGGCCGTGAAGCAGGCGGTAACGGGTGCATTGGCGCGATGTGGGTACCTGAACAAGCTGCCAGAGCAACACGAACCCTGGATTCCGCATTTGACCCTCGGGTACAGGGTCGAACAACCAGATCTTCCTGACGAGATCTTCACTGAGCCGATGCGTTTCGATCGAGTGCGGGTGTCTTTCGCGAGAGAACACATCGACATCCCTCTTGTAGGACATCCGGAGCCCGCTAGTTTCAATTCGTACGCGAAATTTGCAGATGTTGTGGGCGATGAAGAAGCCCAACGTGTCGTACTGGATACCAAAGCAGGTCTGGACGTTCCGCTGAGCTTCTACCGAGCAGCAGAGAAAGCGCGCAGAGGTAATCGATGAACCTGAACCTAAGGCTTCGACTCACCAAGGAACTGATCGAGTCGGACACAGAGGTCAAGCGGATCATTCGCGTGCGGACGGCAGCAGGCGCGCGTAGGTACGGCCAGCCCATTGGTTCCATCGTTCAGGTGGACCAGGAAGGTCGCGTCATCGGTAAGCCGAGTGAAGACGACGAGAAGCCCCGTCGTACTCCTGCCGGACACCGCAGCACGATCCTGGATGAGGTCGCGAAGTTCGACAAGCGCCTCGAACCGGATGGAAGTGGCGGGTACAAGTTGAAGACCCGTAAGCACGGGACGATCTCGATCGTTCCCACCGCCGACGGGCGATACGAGGTTCGGTAT